ACCGTTGCCTCCGCAATGGTAAAGTCTTCCTCTCGCTCTACACCGTAGTTTCCACTTCCATAGGTGCTGCCGCCATAACCAGTGTTCTGTGACGCCTCCGCAGTCCCTGACGGAACAGGGCTTGGGGTTATGTCATAAGAGGATCCATTGCCGTCAATGATCGCAATCCGGTTGTATGACGCGGATGCAAAATATGGATTATTGGAGTTGTTTACCCATGTATGGCTGGCCCGATACTTTCTATCCTTTTTGTAAACCCGAAACTTTGATATGACACCCTCAGCATCCGTGTAAACAGAAAACCCACTATTTGATGCGCTAGTCAAGGGATTGCCGGTCGTGATTTCCTGCGTAATCTTGGTTATACCGTCTACATCCGCTGTTGTAATCGCGGTTCCAGAAACACCGTCCAGCTTTGGCAGAATGGTTCCAGAAACCAATGACTCAATAGTAATCTCAACAAAATATGTTGTACCGGCTTCTAAGGATGCAGAGGCATCTCGAAACACCTCGCCAGTACCATTGATATCAAAGGTTATCTCTCCATCAGTGGTATTTTGGCTGATCGTCCCCGTTCCGCTGGCAAGCGTTACAGACCATCCGGTTGCATCGGTAAAGTCGCCATTGGTGATTAGTTGCTCAACGTCAGCAAAATACACCCAGCCGCCAACAGGCTGTGCGGAGTTATTAGTCCAGCGTACAAGGCTAGAGTCTAGCCACCTTCCCTTGGAGTCTAGCTCGTTGCCGTGATTATAGATCCCGGCTGGTATGTCAACCTTGACAAGCGGCATTAGGCGGTGAATCCAACAAATGACCCGTAAAGCTGAGAACCAACTTTCCACAACTGCACCCAGTTGTCATTCGTTGCGTGAAGAGTTGGCGCGCTGCCATAAACCCACTTCATGGTAGGCCACGTTACCGTGTCAGATCCTACGGATGATATCTGCAAGGTAACAAACTGCCCCGCAGATAAGCTGTCGGTAATCGTCACGTTGCCGGTCATGGCAATTGTTTGGATAGTGCCATTTGATGCAGACACATCAACCGTGCCTGATGCGCCAGCACTATAAACCTCTTCCGTAATTGAGCCGCTAATATCAAGAGAAACAACAGCAGTTAGCGTCAATGCGTCAGCCGTAATGCCGTCGATATTGATATCCGCGCCGCCACCATTAAGGATGGTATCTAGCGATGTCCAGTTGCTGTTTAGCTTCGTACCCCATGCGTTTGCATCGCCACCAATAGATGGTAGGTCAAAGCTAAAATTTGTTGTCGTAGCCATGTGTAATCTCTCTTGTGATGCCCTATTTTACACCGTGTTTGTGGATGGGTATTGCCTACTCTGCCCGGGCCATATAATCCTTACTGCGCCATGATCGCCAGCTAAACCAGCATAGCCTGCGTCTGGGTTAAGGTATCTCGCGCCTGCCCTTGACGGCGCACCACCTCCATATCCCGTGGTTCCACCGATGACGCTTCCGTTTGATGACCCAACGCCACCATCCACAGCATTAGGGCCGCTTCCTGCGCCTCCAGCGCCATTTGCACCCTCGCCAAAAATCGCAGTGCCTCCACCATCTCCGCCGGCTCCCGGGATATAATAAGACCCGCCAAGAGTGCCTGATGACCCTCCTCCGCCAGCGCCACCAGCGCCATCAGTGCCGTAATCTTGCTGATAGTCGCCACCCACACCACCAACGCCAGAATAGCCGCCAGCGCCACCACCACCATTCCCCTCTCTGTTGTCAGCGCCTAGTCCGCCTGCGCCACCAGCGTTGGAGTCAGAAGACAGCGCATCGCCATCAATAAAAACAGAATCCTGAGAGGTTGAATTTGCACCCCCTTTGCCACCGGGTGCGCGGAAAAGCAAAGTGCCACCACGCGATATGGTGGTTGATCCACCGTGACCGCCGGGATATCCGCTGGAAGAATAAGCACCAGCCGTACCACCAGCGCCCACCACTACCGTTAAAGTTTCGCCTGCGGTTACAAGAAATGTGGCATAAACCAATGCGCCACCCGCTCCACCCTCAACTGTAGATCCGTAAAAGTTCGCAGAGCTACCGCCGCCACCGCCGATCATGACGGCAGATACCATGTTGACGTTATCCGGCACGGTAAAAGAATAAGATCCGCTAGACGTATAAGCCTGAGAGCCATCTGCAGCCAAACCCTGACCTGCTATCAATGCCCTAAACACTAATCAAGACCCTCATCATTTCTTTCATGCGGCATCAGAACCTCCGTCCATGAAGAGCTAACCTCCGTTGCGCTAACCCAAATACTTGTTGTCTCGGTAACATCCGCCCATGCGTCTGTTGGCTCTGCCTCTAACTCCCACTTCAGCCTAACTGCAGCTAAACCTGCGCTACTTGAGTCTGACTTCAGCGCGTTAAATAAGCGTCTACCTGCCGCAACCTCTGCAGCAGAATCAGCAATAATCTTCCCGGCTCTGGAAGATAAAAATACTGTCGGAGATGCGCTTGTTGAGGTTGGATCTGTATCTACATATCCATCAACCCAATACCCATCCGCCGCATAAACAGCGTTGGACAAAAAGCCAACGCTTGCTAACTTTCTGGTGACGCCCGCCTTGGTGGCTGTTAGCTCCGATATAAATGCGCCGGAATACGCATCATTGCCCATTGCAACAGCGGCGGCAGAGGCAGATGAAGACGCCATCGCAACTAGCTTGGCATCTCCAACCGCATACCCTTCAGCCCAATACTCTGGCTCGACGTAATAGCTCACGCATTACCCACTATATGAACCATGCCACCAACAATGCCAGCAGCAACCAAAGCGCCCAAAAGTATAAGGATTCCATCAAATACCATCCGCTGCCGTCTTCGCTGCTTGTAAATGACCTTCTCCCGCCTTGCCTTTATTTCCCTGCGGAGCGCGATCATCTCTTGATACGTCTCTGTGCCATAAGCCCAGATAATCAATTCCCTGATCTGCTTTTCCTGCTCCTCCAGCTTTTTCTTGGCGATTACACTGTTAAGCGCCTGCTGTTCTACTGTCTGCCCGTCAAATAGCTTTTTGAATACCCCCGGACTCTCTGCCTCTTTCTCGGCCTCTCTAATATCTGCCGCGAACGTATACCAAGCGCCCAGCTTTTGAGCTACAGACTCAATCTCTGCCCCTCGTTCCACTAATGTCTGGATGCCCTTGAACGTAGTCGAGGCCATCGCTATAAGGGACAGCGGATCCATTAGTCATCGCTTTCTTCTGGCTCGACCTGACTTTCAGCCTGCTCTTTGATCTTAACAATCAGGGGCCATGCACCCGTCTTGGTGGGCAAATCGCCCAATACGCCAAGGATTGCGTTTACTTCTTCTACACTCAACTCTAGGTTAATCACCAAGATACTCCCGTTCCATTTGTAGGATTAGCTTGCTCTGCAATCTGTGCATCAATAGCCGCTTCAATGGAGGACACTTGCTCGTCACCCAGAGCCGCCTTAGCCCAGCCAACAGCCGTTGCTTCGGTAATGTCATCCCACTCTACAAACGACTCTCCGGGTGCCTCAAGGCCAACGGTGCCGTATGAAGAACCAGAGCCATCTCCGTCCTCTTTAGATACACGCCAGTGTACGGTGTTGACTACGTTGGTGTGTCCGTCTTGTGACACGGTGTAGTCCATTGCTGATACAGTCCAGTTAAACATAGGTTATGCTCCTTTTAGTGCCGCTACTTCGGCTTTTAAGTCTTGAATTTCTTTAATCATCATTGGGACTAGCTTGCTGTAATCCACCTGCCACATATCGTCTTCAGTCGCGCCTTGTGTTACTGCTTCAGGTGCAACGTCAACAAGCTCTTGTGCGACCATGCCGTAGGTCTGGCGTGATCCGTCAGCCTTCCAGTCAAAAGAACGTACACGGATATCGTCGATGTTACCTGCTGGTGCGTCTACGATGTTTTCTTTGAGGCGTTCGTCTGAGGATGTGTTGTAGGATGTTGCGGTTCCGCCTGTATTAATAGTGCCGACTTGCCCATTTGTGTTATTAAACGAAATTTGCGTATGCGTTCCCGTTCCACCTGAATCCTTTAAGCTGAGAAGAGTATTGCCTGTATTTGAGGCATTGTCTGCCGTAATCAGTGCGTTCGCAGAAGTAGTCCCAACCAGCAAGTTGCCGCTGGAGTCGATACGCATACGTTCTGCTGAACTTGTCCAAAGCCGCAAAGAGTTATCATTGTTTGAATAACGTATTAAGCCTGCGTATTCACCTACACCTGTACCATCTCCCATATAAATAGAAGCAGTACCAGTGGTGGTTGTTTGCAAAGAAATATCAGCCGTGGCACTGCTTCCGGGCGTTCCGATTTGAAGATCGCGGCTAGGACTATTCGTACCAATACCAACGTTAGTACCACCAGAAGCATTGATAATAAGGTCTTGATTGGCTTGTATTTGTAAGTCTCGACCACCGTTCTGGGTAAATATCTTTGAAGTCCTTGTCCCATCAATGATGTTTATTTCTGTATTTGAGGAAGAAGAAAGAGTTAAAAGGGCAGTGGGACTCGTAGTGCCAATACCAACTCTGCCGCCAGCTTGTACCGTAAAACGTTCTGATCCATCTCTAAGATCTCTAACAACAAATGAATCTAGGTCGCTGTTCGGGTCTATATCAATTCTAAGACTTCTGTTGCCCGGCCCTCTTATGGTTGCAAAATCATCACTACCAGCGTGGCGGATTCTCATAGAACCTACAACATCTAACGGGTAACCGGGACTATCCGTACCAATACCAACGTTGCCGCTGGCGTCGATACGCATACGTTCTGTGCTGTTGGTACTAACCGTTAGCGCATTAGATGCTTCAGACAAAAATGGGCTGAATCCAGAAGATGATTCCAGATAAAACTTTCCTGATGGCTTGATAATGACGTTGCCAACGCCATCAATCCGCATACGCTCTACTAAAGACGTTGGGCCATAAGTGGTAAATGTTAAGGCGCTATAATTTCCGCTATATCTTACTCCTGTAATTTCACTTGTTCCTGCGGTAGCATAATTAACAGTGCTGTTTAAAAACTGTAGCTTTGCCCCTGAGCCAGCAGTTGCATCTCCATTTCGAAGTTGAATTACATTTGTAACAGCCCCTGCGTTTGTAGAAACTACTTCAAACTTAGCATTGGCATTTGGAGAAGAAGTGCCAATGCCTACGCTACCAGAGCTATCAATACGCATACGTTCTGTGCCGTTGGTGCTAAACAACATGTCAGTGTTTTGGAAATTCCATAACTCTGCATTTTCTGAGCCATCTATGCCTACAGTGAAACCATTGCTGGCGCCAACACCAGTAGTGCTATTTGTATACTGAGTTTGAACACCCGTACTGTCGCTTTTACTTAAAACAAGAACACGTTGAGGACTGTCAGTGCCAATACCAACGTTGCCACTAGAGTCGATACGCATACGTTCGGCAGAGTTTGTTCTGAACCGCATACTATTGCCGCTTGTTGCATACCACAGCCCACCTGCGTCAGTTCCCGCAGAGTTTCTAAATTGTATCCTTGCATCCGCAGTTGCATTACTAGTACCAATATACAAATATGTGTCGGACGCTGAATTGATGTGGAAATTACCAGCAGGACTCGTAGTGCCAATACCAACATTGCCGCTGGAATTTACAGTTACCCTTGGATTATCTCCTCCGGTAGCTATAAACATACTGTCATTGCTGTGGTCGTAGTAAAGCTGACCAGCCCTCTGACCAGCGCCTGTTGTCGTATCTCCGAAATAAATACGCCCTTGGCTTGCAGTGCCTGAGTAAATAGTTACGCCGCTATTAGAAGATCCAGCACCAACAGATAAACTTTGACCTGTTTGAAACGTTTCCGTATTCCCAATACCAACATTGCCGTTCGGAATACTTACGTTCTGAGCGTTATCAATGGATATTGCAGTTGTACCAGTAGTCTGCAACAGCATTGTCTCAGGGTTACTACTATGGTCGTACAGTATCTTGCCACGCGCACTAACATTGTCGCTAAATAATATTTCTGACGTTCCCCCAGCAGAGCCGTCACCTATTTCAATTTCGTGCGCTAAAGCAGTACCCGTGACATCAATGCCTGTATCGCTAACGGTCAGCTTTGTGCTTGTGGCGTTATCGTCGATGCCTGTGGAGGTGAACGACCCAAACGTAACGTCATCACCAGACTGATACTTGTCCGTATTCAGATTGGTGAAATTGGCGTCAACCTCATTGTGCGTGAGTGGAGAACCCTTACCCGATCTAGTAGTAATCGTACTCATTAGCCTAATGTCACCTTCAGATTGCCAGCAGAAATACGCAATATATCGCCCGTACTGATCGTCTTCGGCAGCGCCGTCACAAAGTCAGCAGGATCAGTAAGCTCCGCCCATGCCAGCATATTCCCGGCAGAAGAGGCATCAAAAACCCCAGCATAGGTTACTGTACCCCAAGAGCCAGTTGCCTCTGGAAACTCCACTGCGGCGCTGCTAGTGGCTGTTGTTGGGGATGTGCCAGACACCGTAAACGCCACAGACTGACGGGCATATCCGTTCCCAGAAACCTCAGTACCCGGGCCAGTATCACTGGCTGCGCTGGTGAAAACGCCAACGTACAAGGTAGTCGGCGCAGTATATGAAGTCCCACCAAATACATGATTGAGAACCTTGTCCTCAAGGTAGTCTGAAAAGCTCATCCTAATCCCCTAACTTTTAGCTGTAAGCCTGTGCCAGACTGCGAGGCGCTGGCTCCACTTTCATTTACGCGAGCCAACGCTGCGCTGTACAACTGCGCCCATGTTGCCGCTCTCTGGTCATCTTTAATGTACGGCGCTGCATGAAGAAGCGCACCATACAAATAAACATCTGGGTGGCTTAGTAGCAACCAGTTGTCTGCATTGCTTCCGCTCAATGCAGGTATCTTCTGGTAATACAAAAGCTCTACCTCGTATGTGCCGTCAGCGGTCGGAAAGACCTCAAATCCGCGCTCCGCATGACGGTAATATCTTGGCTCGCCGGTAGCGTTCTCAACACCCTGACGCTTATCTGCCATTGCCGCAGCAGATAACAGTTGTAAATTTCTGGTTCCGCCAGAAGTA